GCTGTTGGCGCGGAAACGTGGACAGAACAATCAACTTCTGCTACGACTTGGACGGAGCAACAGGCGGCGTAGCCATTGCTGGCAAAATAAGGTATAGTGCAAAAAAAGCGCGAGGCTATTAAATGACTATTAGCATAACTAAGCCCACCGTCGGCGGCTCAGAGAACACATGGGGTACAACTGTCAACACGGCGTTGGATACGATTGTTGACGGCATAAACGGCACGTCCGGCACAATCGCGCCTGATCTAAGCACACTGACCATCAACGGCACAGATGTAACGGCGACAGCTGCAGAATTGAACATCTTGGATGGCGTTACAGCGACCACAACAGAGCTGAATAAGCTCGACGGCGTTACAGCGACCACGGCAGAATTAAATATTATGGACGGCGTAACGGCCACCACGGCAGAGCTAAATAAGCTCGACGGCGTTACAGCGACTGCGGCTGAGTTAAACATCCTAGACGGCGTTACATCCACAGCGGCAGAGTTAAACTTGCTAGATGGGTCAACCGCCAACACGGTCGTGAATAATAAAGCAGTTGTCTACGGATCATCAGGAGAGGTGAAAGCGACAACAGTTGACTTGGGTAACTGGACAGTCACTGAAAGCTCAGGCGTTCTCTATTTCGCCACAGGTGGTACAAACAAAATGAAACTTGACGCATCGGGCAACCTTACAGTCGTCGGCGATGTCACAGCTTATGGAACGATTTAATGGCGGTAAAACCTTCTGGTTCGTTAAGTTTTAACACCGACATTGTTGGTGAGTTTGGTGGTTCTACGCCACACAGCTTATCAGAGTATTACAGAGGTGGCGCAAATGTACCATCGGGCGTAACTGCTATCCCAGCATCAGGAGCGATTGATTTCTCTGATTTCTATGGAACAAGTAATGTTGTGGACGTTGTTTACTATGTAGTCGGCTCAGGCGGTGGCGGCGGTGGCGCAGGAAACGGTACAGCAGGTACAGCAGGTGCCACAACTAGTATATCTGGATCAGGCTTCACTACAGTAACATCAACAGGTGGTGGTGGTGGCCCGGGAGGTCAAGGTGTAGTATCAAATACTGCGGGGTCATCTCCGGGCGCAGCGGGTGGTGCGGGAACTACCGTAGGCGGTGTTGAGCGTGGCGCAGGTGGCAATGGTGGCACTGGTAGAAGCTCACAAAGTTCTAGTGACGACTATGATCTAGGCGGTGCAGGTGGCGGTGGTTCAAGCGGTCAGGGTGGCGCACAACCGGGCGGCGGTGGCGCTCCGGGTGGTGCAGCAGGTCAATACAAAACAGGCACATTGTCAAATATTACTGCTGGCACAGTAATCACTGTAACAATAGGTTCTGGTGGTACAGGTGGCACGAACTCACATGGCGGTACAAACGGTCAAAACGGTGGCAATGGCTTTGTACGCTTAACCATCAATGGCACAAATTACGACTTCACTTCTAGCGGTTCGCAAACGGTGTAACTATGGCATTAATTCCTTTGGACATACCCGCAGGCTTTTACCGCAACGGCACCGACTTAGAGCAATCTGGCCGCTGGCGTGATGGAAGTTTGGTTAGGTGGCGAGATAATAGCTTGCGACCGATTGGCGGCTGGCAGGAACGAAAAGCGTCGTTCAGCACAAATCCCGTGCGAGGTATGCACAGTTGGGAGACAAATTCCGGTGATGCCTATCTTGCTGGCGGCTCTTATAGCGAATTAAAGGCAATGATCGGCAGCGGAACCATTTATGATATTACGCCCACCGACTTAACTGCTGGTCGTGAAAATGCAGAGGTTGGCACAGGGTATGGGAATGGATTTTATGGAAGCGGCTATTACGGTCAGCCAATCCAGCAGAGTGCAAATGCTATACCACTAGAGGCGACGACGTGGAGTTTAGACAACTTTGGCGAATATCTTGTGGCCTGCTCAAAAGATGATAAGCGTTTGTTGGAATGGCAGCTTGGGTCTGGAACTAAAGCCGCGCCCATTGCAAATGCTCCAATAAATAATCTTGGCTTAGTTGTGACAGAGGAGCGTTTTATCTTTGCTCTTGGTAGCGGCGGCAATCCTCGCAAAATTTCATGGTGTGACCGAGAAAACAACACGCTGTGGACGCCAGCGGCTACAAACGAAGCTGGTGACATTGAGCTTTCTGATAGCGGACAGATTATGCAGGGCATTAGAACGCGAGGTCAGACGCTTATTCTGACTGATACGTCAGCGCATACCGCGCGCTATAGTGGCCCGCCCTATGTTTACGGCTTTGAGCGTGTTGGAACCTCTTGCGGGGCCATATCTCGAAAGGCTGCGGCCGACGTTGACATGGGCGTGTTCTGGATGGGGCAGCGCGGTTTCTTTAGATTTGACGGTAACAGCGTTCAGGAAATACCATGCGACGTATTTGACTATGTGTTTGGCGACTTTAACACGGCGCAGCAGTCAAAGGTTTGGTCGTTTGCAAATGGCCAATACGGCGAGGTTTGGTGGTTTTATTGCTCAGAAGACTCAACAGAAATAGACCGATATGTCGCTTATGATTACAAAGAGGGTCACTGGTTGATCGGCAACTTATCACGCACCAGCGGCGTGCAGCGCGGTGTTTTTCTGTATCCTCTTATGGCTGGCCACAATGCAGATAGCGATATATATGACCATGAGGTTGGGTTAAATGTTGATAGCTCATCAATCTTTGCAGAAACCGGGCCTATATCTATAGGCTCAGGGGATCAAGTGGCGCGGATTACCAGCCTTATTCCAGATGAAAAGGCTCAGGGCGAAGTAAATTTAACATTTAAAACAAGGTTCTATCCCAACGGCACTGAAACAAGCCACGGGCCGTTCGCAACATCTAACCCTACGTCAGTTAGGTTTACTGGCCGTCAGATTAGAATGCGCGTCGAAGGCGCAGCCTTGTCAGATTTTAGGGTTGGCAATATGCGGGTTGATATTAAGGCTGGGGGGCGTAGATAATGCCAGCCCCAATATTGCCCCCTATTGGCCCCGATTTGCGCCAGTGGGGGCGTCAACTTTCGTTATACTTGCAGCAAAACTTGGCAAAGTTAGGATTTAAAACAGCAACGGACAACCCTTCTGAGAATGGGGTGATATTATGGGATGAAGTAAACGGCTACCCTGTCGTTTCTAAGAACGGTGAGTTTCGTCAAATCGTGCTGGAAGATGGCCAATATGCTGGCGGCGTCACAACGGATCAGACAGCGGCATCTGCAAACACAGCGTACGCTTTAACGTACACGTCAAGCACGGCTGATGGTATTACAAATGGCACGCCAGCTTCGCGTCTTGTTTTTGCTGAAGCTGGTCAGTACATGGTTAGCTTTTCGGCGCAGATTGCGTCCACGTCCAGCTCAACTGTAAACTTTTGGTTTTGGCCCCGCGTTAATGGCGCAGACGTTGCTGGGTCAACGATGAAGAACGCACTGCATCAAAACGGTTCGGTTCTTGTTGTTAGCAGGTCAGCGATATTTGACTTTGCCGCCGGAGATTACTTGGAGGCCATGTGGGCTGTTGATAGCACCAGCGGGTTTCTCGATGCAACTGCGGCAACGGCGTTTGCACCCGCAGCACCAGCTTCCACAATTGCGATAACGAGGTTGCACGGCTAGGGGTGTCAATATGCGCAAAATGTGGTATAAATGTTTAAACCGTTCGGAGTTATAAAATGGGCTTAACTGATTTTTTGTTTGGAACGACTGAGCAAACAGGACAACTTGATCCGCGAACCGAAGCGGCTCGAAATTTTCTTTTGGATCAAATGTTGGCTCAATATAGCGCGGGGGCAGTAAATCTGCCTCAATATCAAGCTGTTGCCCCTGCCGCAATGTATAGTGGCACAAATGACCTTTTAAGTTCTCTTGGATTGGGAACGGTCACACCACCATCTATGCCAACAACAACAGTTGGCGGAATGGAAGTTTACACCAGCCAGCCAATTCAAGAACAGATGGAAACGGCTTTTGCGGAGCAGTATCCCGGTCAATATGACTATCTCCGCTCTTTTTCTATGGACCCGGTAACTGGTGAATTTGGAAGTCGCTCTTATGGATATGTTGATCCAAACGCGCCTGTTGCCATGCCGGGTGGTGGCGGAAACCAATACAATAATAGCGACTCTGACGGCACTGCTGCTGCATTGCAAAGGCATTACGAGTTATTTCCAGAAACTGCTCCTGGTGCAAGCACATACGGTTATGTGAACAACGATGGTTTTATTGACGCCCCGGCTCCTTCATCTGGATTTTTTTCGGGTGGAGGCGCTGATGGTGTGGGTAATTTTGGTAAGGTCGGCGATTTC